AGCCCTCTCGACCGCAGCAGCACTGATCTGCGTCGGGTCCACGTAGAGGATGTGGGTCTTGGCGTACCGGGTGGTGATCTTGATGGGGTCCTTCCCGCCGGTCACCTTGATCTGCCACTGGCCACCCAGCCCCGAGCCGTCCTCGAAGTGGATGTTCATGTAGGGGATGGAGTCCTTGGAGCCCGCCGTCCACTCCGGGCCGATGTACGCCGTCTCGTCACCATTGGAGCGCACGAACCGTGTCTCGATGACGCGCGACGCGGTGCGGTTCGGCGGCAGTGCGATCCGCAGGTACAGGAAGTGGTGCTCGCTGGAGTCCTCCTTGATCCCCGACACGGGCTGCTTGCCGATGTCGAGGTTCTTCCACTCCCCGTTCGGGATGGTGACCTCGTTGGTTTTCTTCCCCGAGTACCACTTCCACAGGCCGAACTGGTCCACGACGTACGGCTCAGTCTCAGGCCCCGGATCAGGAACCTCCGGCTCCGGCGTGGTGTCGTCGATCACCTTGTTCCCAGTCCCGGCAAACAACTCCTCGGCCTGCGCGGCAGTCACCAGCGACCCGTTGATGACCGACTTGTCGGTGGCCTTCTGCGTCTGCCACAGCATGACCTCGTTCGCGGTCTGGTCGCCGTAGTTGCCGGTGATCGGCAAGTTGCTGCCACCCGACAACTTGACCCCATTCAGGGTCGCCTGCAACCGGCTCACCGAGTCGGAGTCCTTCTGGCCCTTGACCAACTTCGACACGTACACGTTGCCCGGCCCGCTGCTCGCAACGGAGAACCTGACCCCGTTGTACTGGTCAGTCCAGATGTACGAGCCCGCGCCCCACTTCTTCGGGTACGACAACGGCTCGACGCCAGTCTTGCCGGGCTTGTTGGTCGGGTCCGTGGTGGCGATCTTGCCGCTGCCGTAGGAGATCGCGGCGTGCCCGTTGTTCCCGTACTTCCACAGCACGAGCGCCCCGCGCGGAGGCTCAGTCGTCCAGTACCGACCCGATGCCTTCACCTTGTCGTAGACAGCGTTCGCGTTCTTGCAGCCCCACGCGGGCGGGTTGCCGTAGTCACCCCCAAGAGAGTGCCACGAGTGCTGCGCGCACATCCCTGATCCTGACGGGTTGTGCGACAGGAACCAGTCGATGCGTGCCTCGGTCGTGCGCGGTGTGCTCATGCTCGATCCTCACTCTCGGGCTCAATCTCCGATACTTCCTTCGTCACTACCGTCACCTCGTCTACCAGCCCTAGCGGCTGCCGGTTCGTGTCGTGGTGGTGCCACACCTCGACCGTCAACCATGAGCCGAGGACGACGAACCCGGCGGCGACCAGCATCACCGCGAACGAGGAGTTCGCGCTGGACGTGTCGCCCCCGGCGATCCTCAGTTGGATACCGGCGCCGATCAGCAGGAACACGGCAGCCGCGAGCGGGCCGAGCCGCTTCCACGCGCTGCTCATCTTCACTGCGCTGTCACGCCCCTTCGTCCTCCGGCGGCCCATCCGCGCTAGTCGTCGGCCTGTCCTCGTCATCGAGCCCACCTGACTTCGCCGTCGTCGCCCCGGCCCAGTAGCCCAGCGCACCACCAGCGATGCTGCCGATCGTGCCCATCCCAGCGACGATCACCAGTTGGCCGTTGTCGCTGATCGCAGTCTGCCCGTTCAGCGCCAAGTCCACCCCAAGGGCAAGGATCACGCACGACAGGAACACTCCGATCATGATGACCGCCGCGTAGGCCACGTCGTAGCCGTCGCGGCGCCGCTCCGGCCCAAGACTGATCCGTGCCATCAGGACTCCTCGGGCTCCTCGTCAAGTCCGGGCAATTCGGTCAGCACATCAACCCACTCGCCGGGAGCGTAGCGCGCCACGATGTTCGCATCCGAGTCCGACAGCACAAGATGCACCCCGCCGTCCTCGTCCGCGTACTGCGCCCACCCAGTCGCCACCACCACGTCGATGACATCGCTGTCCGCAGAAAGCCGCTCGCCGCCGTTGGGCAGGACCACGCCGAACGCGTGACCGCTGCCATCTGCAAGTCGTCCCACAGCCCCTCCTACAGGGTCGTCCGTCCGCCGATGAGGTATTCCTTCTGGACGCTGGTCCATTCTCCACCGGCGAGTTCGTCCACCAGCGTTCCCGACGCGTCGAAGAACCGGAGCCGCCCCGTGTCCAAGTCCACGTCGTGCGACACCGCCTCGATCAGGACGTGGCCGTTCGGCACCTCCGGCACCTGCACGAAGAACACGTGCTGGCTGAGATCGCCCCAGCGCGCCCGCTCCTCAGCCATCATCATCGTCGGGCGCACCCCGGCGGCCATGAAGTCCACGTAGCAGCCGGTCGTGTTCGCCCGGTACACCACCGGGTAGAAACCTGCGGCGGTCAGGCCGGTGTGCGACACGCCGACCCATGTGTCGCCCGGCACCCCGGAACGCATCGACACCACGCACTGCGGCACCGAGCCGTACGCCGTCGAGAACGCCGTCCAGTCTCCCTGCGAGTTCGCGTTCGCCGCCGGGTACACCCATGAGCCACCGACCCGGAACACGACCGGGTGGTTCGCCCCAGCCGCACCCTGCGGGCCCTGCGCGCCGCTGACGCCCTGCGCGCCCTGCACGCCCTGCACACCCTGACCACCTGTCGCGCCGGTGGGGCCGATCAGACCTTGCGGCCCAGTCGCACCACGCACACCCTGCGGGCCGGTGGGACCTGTGGAACCGATCCCTCCACCGACCCCCTGTGGCCCAGTCGCGCCCGCCTGCCCGGTGGGGCCGATCAGGCCGGTGAGCCCAAGCGGTCCGGCTGGCCCGGTCGGTCCAGCCACGCCGATCAGGGGGACCAACTTCCACTGCTGATCCGCCGGGTCTTGGAAGTACAGCCTGCCCATGTCAGACCCCCATCGCAATGAAGTGCAGGCCGGTGGCGGTCGTGTTCGTCCGGTAGATCATCAGGTTGCACCCGGATGCGGTGATCGCGTCCGAGCCGACGGCACGGACTGTCCCGGGCACGGTGGTGTTCGCCGCGACGAGGACGATCGGCGGCTGGGTGAACGACCCCACGCCGTAGTAGTTCCCGAACGCGATCGCTGTCGCCGTCGGGGTGTTCGCCACCGGGTTGACGATCACGTACCCGAACCGGACGATCAGCCCGACCGGCTGACCGGGCAGACCCGCTGCACCCTGCGCCCCCTGCGCGCCCTGCGCGCCCTGTGGGCCCTGTGACCCTTGCACGCCCTGTAGGCCCAGAGGACCGGTGGGGCCACGGGGCCCCGTGGGACCGGTGTCGCCGAGCAGACCGGCCAGACCAGTCGGCCCCAACGCGCCGAGCAGCCCCGCCAGACCAGTCGGTCCGGTCGGACCCTGCACCCCGGTGGGGCCGAGCAGCCCTTGAGCGCCGGTGGGCCCAGTGGGGCCGACGGGGCCGGGGTCAGACAGCGGCACCCACGCCTTCGTGATCGGGTCACGGTAGTACAGCAGCGGCATGGCTCACCCTCCCATCAGTAGACCGTGCCCCAGACGGCCCAGTCCACGTAGGTGTTCGTGGTGTTCGTCCGCGTCACCGTGACCCAGATCGCAGTGGTCGTCACATCGGAAACGCCAGCGCCCTTCACGGTGGAACCCATCACCGACGACGACCCGGTGCAGATCGGGAACGGGGTCGCGTTGTAGGTGATGCCGAACGCGACGCCGACCGGCGTTGACGGTGCCCCGTTGTTGCCCGGCACCGCTGTGCGACCACGGACCATCCGCCAGCGGTCGTGCGCGTCGCCGTACGGACCCTGCACACCCTGCGGGCCCTGCGGCCCCTGAGCGCCACCCGGACCCGTCGCACCCTTGATGCCCTGCGCGCCGGTCGGCCCCGTTGCCCCCGCCGGGCCCGTCGGACCGAGCAGCCCCTTGACGCCCTGCGGGCCGGTCGGGCCAGCCGCGCCCTGCGGCCCCTGCGCGCCCGTCGGACCGAGCAACCCACCTGCACCCGTGGCTCCCGTGACACCCGTCGGGCCCGTCGGACCCGCAGGCCCAGTCGGGCCCATGAAGTTCAACGGCACCCAGTTCCCGGTCCCCGGGTCGCGGTGGTACAGGCGGGCCATGAGGTCATCCTCCCGCGATCAACCGCAAGCGCTCGTCATCCCACGCGTGCGACTCAGACATGTAGTCCCCAGTCCGACCCCGGATCAGCAGCGCCCGCGCCGCATACCCAGCCGCCTGCTCCTTCTGGTCGTGGGCCAACCAGTGATCGGCGAGGCCCACCCACACCTCCCGGCGACCCGGGTCCTCAGCAGCCGCCTTGAGCAGCCACCGCTCCGGGTAGTCGTCCATCTTGGCGAGGTACCGGTAGGACTGCGCCCGCTCCGCTGCCCACACCGCCGTCGGCAGCGACAGGTGCCGCACGAACTCGGCACGAGCCCCGGCCCAGTCGCCCCGGAAGAACAACTCGCGGGCGTAGTAGTGCGCCATCCGGTCATCGTCCGGGGCCTCAGCGACGGCCTGCGCCAGCAGCGGGAGGTACTGCGAGCGGGGCTTCGTGTCGTCAGCCAGATGCTCGATGGTGAACGGCAGGTGAACGGTCACCGGAGCGTTCGGCCCCGTGAAGTGCAGCGCCTCATGCACCGGGTGCCGCCACTGCCAGTTGAACCGGGTGTGCGTGTGGTCGGCGGCGAACACCACGTCCGGCTCACCGTCCGGGCGGTGGTTCCAGATGTACTCGTAGGAGTACCGGTCCGCCGGTGGGGCGTCCTCGATGGCGTCCCGCCAGCCCGGCAGCAGCACCTCGTCCACGTCCACCTTGACCACGAGGTCGGCGTCGGCTGGCAGCAATGCCAGCGCGGTGTTGCGGGCCACGTCGAACCGCCACGGGCGCACCGCGATCTCGTGGACAGTGATGCCGAGGTGACGGGCGAACCCGATCTGCTCCGGCGAGGAACCGGTGTCAACGAGCACCATCTCGTCAGCGTCCAGAGCCGACTTCGCCCAGCGCTCGATGAACTCCAGCGGCTCGTCCAACATGATCGAACTGACGACGACCTTCATCGCACCTTCCTCGCCCAGACCTGTAGGTCGATCTCCAGCACCTCGTAGCGCTGCTCGTAGCACCGCAGGAACGCGTCAATCGCTGGCTTCGGCACGTCCCGCGCGCCACCGCCCCACGCGTAGTCATCGAACGCGAGCAGCCCACCGACCTTGAGGAACCGGTCCGCGTTCACCGCGTCGCGGAGCACCTGCTCGGCGGTGTGCGCACCGTCCACGTAGATGAAGTCGAACGCCGCCGGGCGCATGGAGAAGTAGTCATCCGACGTGCCGGTGAACTTGCCCACCCGGGTGTAGTGCTTCATCCGGTCGAGGTAGAACTGGTTGACCGCACCGAAGTTGATCGCCTCGTGGTCGATCTCAGCGGACCCCACCCACGTGTCCACGTCCACCAGCCAGCCGCCGACCTCGGTCAGCACGTTCTCCAGCAGCCACACGCTCGCGTCGCCGCAGTACGCGCCGATCTGGAGGCACTGCAACGGCTGCCCGGCCAACGGCAGCAGATGCCGGGCGAACGCGGCCTCCGCGTACCCGCCGGTGAACCAGTCCGGGCCGGGCCGAGTTCCCACCGTGGGAAATGCCGCCGTCACGGCTCACTCACGATCTCGATGGTCACGTCCGGCAGGGCGAAGATGTAGGTCATCGTGCCCTCCTTGCCGTCCCAGAAGTGCACCATCTGGTTGCCCCACCCGATGATGAGGTCGTCCTTGCTCTCGAACTCCAGTTGGCCGAGGTTGCCCTCCAGCACCGAGTCGTCTCCATCCCAGTGCACTCGCACACGCTGGCCTGCCGTGAATGGACCTGTCACTGTTCTCTCCTCATCGCTCGCCGACGGCGAAGTAGTCAACGACCGTTGCGGTCGTGTTCGTACGGTAGACGTAGATGGTGACCTCACCCGCAGTCGGTGTGTTCACAGCCACGTTGCGCACAGTCGTCCCGATCACTGACGACCGCGCCGACACGACCACCGTCGGCACCACCCTGAACGCTGCGGAGAACGCCACCGACAGGGCCGTGTTCGTGTTGGCGACCGGGGTGATCGTCGGCGAGCCAGCCCTGATCTGCCAGTAGTGGTTAGGGCCCTTCGGCCCCTGCACCCCGCCACCGCCCTGAATGCCCTGCGCACCCTGCGCCCCGGTGTTGCCGACCGCGCCCTTGGTCCCCTGCGGACCAGTGGGCCCGGTCGCGCCGACCAGCCCCGTTCCACCCGTGGCACCCTGCGGCCCCGTCGGACCCTGCGCCCCCGCGTTGCCAGCCGGACCAGCCGGACCAGTCGGACCGCGCAAGCCGACGATCTCCCACGTGTCCGGCCCCGTGCGTCGCTTCAAGACAGCCATGTCACCAGTACCCCCACGACATCCACGCCACGTAGCAGGAGTCCGCGCCGCCCTTGTTGTAGATCACGCCCTCCACGCTGCCTGCGTTGTGCGCGGTCAGGCCAGCACCCGCCGTCGTGTCGCCCCAGTTGTTCTTCACCCCGGTGCAGATCGCGGTCAGGCCGCCGGTGTAGTTGAACCCGAACCCCGCCGACCATGCCGTGTGCGCAGTGGCGGCAGCGTTGACGAACACCGTGCCCCACGCGATACGCCACCGCAGCGATCCGTAGCCGCCCGTGGATGGGTCGCCGTCAGGGCCGACGGCGCCCTGCGGACCCTGTGGACCCTGAATGCCCTGAGCGCCCGTGGCACCCTTGTCGCCGGTGAGGCCCTTCGCCCCCTGCGGGCCAGTAGGGCCGGTCCCACCCGTTGCCCCAGTGTTGCCCGTCGGCCCGGTGGGCCCAGTGGGGCCGACGGGGCCCGCGTTCCCCTGCGGCCCCGTCGGGCCAGAGGGGAGGTCCAGCAGGGTCCACGCCCCATCCGATGAGCGCCTGTAGCGCACGACGCTCATTGGGTGCTCGGCGTTCCCACGCCGACAGCGATCCACTGCACGTACGTGGTGGTGGTGTTCGACCGGACCACGTTCACCGCTGAACTGGTGGTGCTCGGGCCGGTGTACGCGCCGCACGAGACGACGGTCCCGGGAACCGTCGTGCGCGCGCACGCAAACACCGTCGGGGCGGACGTGAACCCGGAGTAGGAGATGCCGACACCGGTGGAGGTGTTGGTCACCGGTGTGATGGCCGCCTCCCCGCGCCGGAACGTGATCCCAGCAGGAGAGCCCGCCGCCCCACCCGGACCCTGCGCACCTTGAGCACCCTGCGGTCCTTGGGCTCCAGTGTCACCAGTCGCACCCTTGTCGCCGACAACACCCTGCGCACCAGTCGGGCCGGTCGGGCCGCGCAACCCAGTCGCCCCACCCGGCCCCGTCGGACCTGTCGGCCCAGTGCCACCAGCGGTCCCCTGTGGACCAGTGGGGCCAGTCGGCCCCTTGAGAGGTTGCAGCACGATCGCCCCATCGGACGAACGCCGGTACTTGAGGACAGCCATCAGGGGTAGTTGCTCCCCTCGTCAATCCACAGCAGCACTGACGGATCAGTCGGTGCCGTGGTTCCGACCTCCACCTCCTTGAGCGCGGCGGCCTCTGCTGCGGTGAGGTACTGCGGGTGGGGGTCCGCCGCCGCCTCGTGGCCTGCCAACTGCCCGTCGGTGTAGGAGTAGGCGTCATTGCGTGCCGTTGTCGCGGACCCAGCCGGGTCAGCGCCGACGTTCGCCGCCGTCGGGAACGGGTGCACATGGTCGGCTCGGGCCAGCGCCGCCGAAGTGCCGACCGCCGCCGACGCGCCCAGCGCCGACGCGACCACGTTCGCGGTGATCGCGTGCGCATGGTCGTTGCGGGCGAACGACGCCCCCGTGCCCTCCGCGTTCGTGGTGGCAGCGGTCAGGTTGGCGACCGGGGCGGCAGCCGGGACGTTGTGGACGTGATCCGCGCGGGCCGCTGTCGTGCCCACGCCGACGGCGCCAGCGACGTCCGGGGTCAGCGCGGCGCCCGAAGTCGAGGACAGCGGGGCGCCCGGACCCGTCGGACCCGTCGCTCCCGTCGCCCCAGTCGGACCGGTCGGACCGGTCGGGCCGATGACGCCCTGCGGGCCTTGCGGACCCGTGGGGCCGACCGGGCCAGTCGGGCCAACCGGGCCCGTGGGCCCCTGCGAGCCGACGACCGGCACGTACTGCTGGGTCACCTCGTCCCAAACCTTCAACACGCCCATCGGCTCATCATCCTCCCTACGGCGCTTCCATCGGCTTCCATTCGGCTCCGTTCCACACCTCGGGTGTCACCCATGCTGCCCCATTCCACGCCTCGCCACCGACCCATGCTGACCCGTTCCAGACCACGGCCTTCGTCGGCGGTGTCACCTCGATGACTGTGGGGGCCGAGTCGTTCGTCCCCGCCGAGTTCCCTGCGCGCAACACCACCGAGTACGTGCCGACCGTATTGAAGGTGACCAGCGGGTTCTGCGTGTCCGGCGGGATGACGCTCGTCTGCCCGCTCGGGGTGATGAACCAGCCCCACGTGTCCGGGGAGTTCGTGGACGTGTCGGTGAACTGCACCGTCTTGCCGACCTCGATGGTGGTCTTGTTCACGGTGAACGACGCGACAGGGGGGACCGTGTAGTTCACCACCACGTCCACGTAGTCGATGGAGAACGTGCCCGCCTGCGTGCCGTTGAACCGGGTGGCGGTGACGCGGACCTTGAACGTGGCCGACTTGAGTTGTGCCAGCGTCGGGTTGAACGTGGTCGTGTCCGACCGTGCGGAGGTAGCACGGGTGGCGGTGAACAGGCTGCCGATTGCAGTCGTGCCATCCCACGGCTGGAACTGCACATTGGCAAGGCGGGTCGTGTTCGACTCCAGATGTCGCAGCGTCACCGTGATGCTGTTGATGACCGACCCGGCAGGGATCGAGGCGAACTGCGAGCCGAACCCCAACTCGATGGTGCCGACCGCGTTGGCCGTGGTGTTCGTCCACACCGAGTACGTGGCGTTGTTGGCCCCGAACGCGCCATCGACCGCGTTGGCCGTCGTGCCCCACGTCGTGTTCGTGGTGCCAGCGACGACCGACGCGCGAGCATTCAGAGTGGGCATGGCGCTACGGGGCCGGTGCCCAGATTGTGCCCACCGGCGGTGACACCGGGCGAGCCGCGGACACCACAACCGCCACCGGTCCCGTCGAGCCAGTCGGGCCCTGAATGCCCTGCGATCCAGTGGGACCAGTCGGCCCGGTCGGACCCACCGGCCCCGTCGGGCCGACGTTGCCCTGCGGGCCGGTAGGCCCGGTCGGACCCTGCACACCCTGAATGCCTTGGATGCCCTGAATGCCTTGGATGCCCTGCGGCCCAGTCGGCCCCGTCGGCCCTTGGATGCCCTGCGGACCCGTCGGTCCCGTCGGGCCGATCGGACCCACCGGACCAGTGCCCACCGGGTCGCCGTCGGTGTCCCACCACAACGCGGTCCGCTCGCTGATCGGCACCGGCAGCGGCGGGGTGTCCGGCTGCGCGAACATCAGCGGGTACTGGAGGTGGTCGTCGTCGGCCAACCCCGTCAGGGCGCCATGATCCCCGGTGCCGCCGCCCATGCCGGACGCATCGACGTAGATGTACCCGTCACCGCCGAGAGTGGCCGCGTTGTCTGGGTCGGTGGATACCACCGTCGGGCCGGGCGCCCCGGTCGGGCCGGTCGCACCGACAGTCCCAGCGGTGCCGGACGCACCCGTTGGGCCGGTCGCACCAGAGGCCCCCGTGGGGCCTGTCGGGCCCACCGTTCCAGACGCGCCAGTGGGGCCAGTGGGGCCGATGGAACCAGCCGGTCCCGTTGGGCCGGATGCGCCGGTGGGTCCAGTCGCCCCAGTCGAGCCAGCCGTTCCTGACGCCCCCGTCGGACCGGTCGGACCCACGCTGCCCTGCGCACCCGTGGGACCAACGACACCCTGAATGCCCTGCGGTCCCGTCGGCCCGACCGCGCCCGTCGGCCCGGTCGCACCCGCAGTGCCAGCCGTGCCGCTCGCACCCGTCGGCCCGGTGGCCCCCGTGTTGCCCTGAATACCCTGCACGCCCTGCGGGCCAGTCGGCCCCTGAATGCCCTGCGGGCCAGACGCACCCGTCGGCCCGGTCGCACCCGTGGACCCAGCCGTTCCGCTGGCACCGGTCGGACCTGTCGGGCCAGCGACGGTGGACGCCGCACCCGTGGCACCAGTCGGGCCGATGACGCCCTGCACACCCTGCGGGCCGGTGGGCCCGATGACGCCCTGCGGGCCAGTCGGACCGGCAACACCCTGAATGCCCTGTGAGCCGGTCGGGCCGGTCGGACCCGTGGCACCAGCGCTACCCGTGGAGCCCGCCGTGCCGGACGCCCCAGTCGGACCCGTCGGACCGACGGACCCTGCCGCCCCGGACGCACCAGTGGGGCCGGTTGGCCCAGCGACGCCCTGCGGCCCGGTCGGGCCGACGGTACCGGCTGTCCCTGACGCACCCGTCGGGCCTGTGGGGCCGATCCCGCCCTGCGGCCCAGTAGGACCGGACGCCCCACTCGGGCCGGTCGGGCCAGTCGCACCAGCGGCACCGCCCACTCCTGTCGGGCCGGTGGGGCCAGCGACACCCTGCGGTCCCGTTGGGCCGAGCGGTCCCTGCGCGCCGGTGTCGCCGACCGGGCCGGTGGGACCGGCCACACCCGTCGGACCCGTCGCACCAACGGCGAGGCACTGCCACTGCGCGCCGTCCCAATACTTGAGCGATGCCATCTCAGACCACCCTCATCCGCACCGACGGAACGACCAGTGACTGCCGGTCACCCGCCACATAGTTCCACGGGTTCGGGGCTGAACCGCCGACGAAGGTGATCGTCCGGCGCAGCGCCGTCACGTACGAAGTAGCCGCGTTCGTCAGCAGACCCAGCGAGCGCACACCGCCAACTGCGATCCCGCGCAGCGTCGCCGTGGAGGAGGCCCAGACCCCGATCCAGTACGTCCGGCCCTGCTGAAACGTCAGGCTCGTCGCCGCCACCTTGTCGCCAGTCGTGGAGAAGTCGAGGTCACCGGACACGAAGATCGGCGCGTTCGGCAGCCCAGCGGCGGTGGAGTCGTAGATGACGATGCGGCCCAGCGCGCCCGCGATCAGCGTGGACACCGACACGCCGACCTGATCCACGGAGAACGTCTTGGGTGCCACGTACGGGGCGAGCACGATGGTGTTCGCCACCCCGGCGATCGTGCCCGGGGCCAGTCCGACGAACGACTGGTCCACGAACGACCCCGGCAGGATCAGCGGGAGGAACGCGACAACATCGGCCTTCGCGTCGAGAGCGGCCTGCAACCCGGTGACCGCGCCGATCGGGTGCGAGTCCGGGTCGGCCAACCCCGTCAGGTCGCCGTGATCGGTGACCCCACCACCACCACCGCCCGTGCCGCAGGAGAAGTCGTCCTCGTCCACCCACAGCGGCACGTTGGCCGTGCCCGGTGGCAGCAAGGTCGGGTCGCCCGGGTCGCCCGGCTGGATGATCGTGTACGTCCCGCCAGCCGCCCCAGTGGGACCAGTCGGCCCAGCAGGACCCGTGGGGCCGACGATCGGGCCAGCGTCCACCCACGAGTCGCCGTCCCACGTCCACAGATGGCCGGTGTCCGTGGTGATGTACCCGTCGCCGGTCTGGTTCCCCGTCGGCGGCAGCGCCCCCGAGTTGGAGACGGAACCCTTGATCGTGACACCCGTGCCCGGCTGGCCCTGCGAACCAGTCGGCCCGGTGGGGCCGGGCACCGTGGACGCAGCCCCAGTCGCCCCCGTGGGTCCAGTCGGCCCGGACGGCCCGGACGGCCCGGACGCACCCGTCGGGCCAATCGCTCCAGTGGGACCGACCGGACCCTGAATGCCCTGCGGGCCCTGAGTCCCGGTGGGACCTGTCGGACCCGCCACGCCCTGCACCCCAGTCGGACCTGTCGGACCCACGACACCCTGTGGTCCTGTCGGGCCGACGTTGCCCTGCGGACCAGAAGCGCCAGTCGGCCCCTGAATGCCCTGCGGGCCGCTCGCCCCGGTCGCGCCCGTCAGGCCAGTGGCACCCGTGGGGCCTATGTTGCCCTGAATCCCCTGCGGGCCGGTGGGGCCAGTGCGACCAGTCGGGCCGGTCGGGCCGATCTGACCCGTCGGCCCCGTCGGTCCCGGTACCGTCGAGGCCGCCCCCGTAGCACCCGTGGCACCGGTCGCCCCCGTTGGGCCAGCCGGGCCCTGCGCCCCAGCGGAGCCAGCCGGGCCCTGCGCCCCAGTCGGCCCAGTCGCGCCTGTCGAACCGGGAGCGCCTGTCGCCCCGGTCGCGCCCGTGGCCCCGGATGCACCGGTCGGCCCGGTCGCACCAGCGGCACCCTGAGCGCCGGTCGGGCCCAGCGCGCCAGCCGGGCCCTGCATCCCCGTCGGCCCCTGCGCGCCGGTCGGCCCTGTCGGCCCGGACTGACCGGTCGGCCCCAGAGGCCCAGTCGGGCCAGCAGAACCCGTCGGCCCAGTCGGGCCCTGAGCGCCCGGCACCGGGATGATCGGCCCCGGCACACAGTCCGTCGGCAGCACGTCGGACAGCCGGATCGGCTCCGACCCGGTGAAGATCGCCCGGTACGTCAGGTCCACCCCATCGAGGCGGACCCGCACCTTGTAGATCACCGGGCCATCGACCATCCAGCCCGGGTCGAACGAGTCGATCAACTCCGCGCTGAACGACCCATCATCGAGCGGGGCCTCCACCGGAGTCTCCGTCACGGTGCCCGGTGCGTTGATGTTCGGCGCCGTCGTCAGCGGGGTGAACGCGACACTGCCCGTGTGCGGCGTCCCATCGGCACGCAAGTACCGGTCGAACACCGTCACCATCAGCAGGCTCATGGCGTCATCCTCCCCTACGAGTTGTCGATCGAGCCGTCGCTGACAGTGTTGTCGTAGACGATCACCGCGCCCGCGTTGTTACTGCCCTTCTCCCGGTACTTGTTGTACGCCTGCTCCGCAGCCAGCGACAGGTTCGACGGTGCAAACAGGTTCTCGCGGATGACGACCGTGTGAACCGACGAAGGCAGCGTCTCAGTGCCGGTGTCCTCGATTGCCACGAAGTAGTCCGAACCGCCCCATGTGCCGTCCACGTTGTTCAACTCCACGATCACCTGCTCATGGCGCATCGACGCGTGCCCCGAAGTCGCGGTGATACCCGGGCGGGTCGAGGTCTTGTTGCGGATCACGTTCCCGGCCACCCGGTAGAACCGGGGCTCACCGTTGGCTGTGATCGCCTTCTCGTTGATGTAGAAGTTGATCGGCTGGAAGCAGTCGATGAACGTGTTGCTCAACACCTGCACGTTCGACCACACGTAGGCCCGGAACGCCCCCTCCGACCCGGCGCCGTTCGCCCCGTTGCCGTAGGTGTTCGGGTCGATCTCTTGGAAGGTGTTGTTCTGGACGAGGATGTTCGCGGGGATGCCCTTGGGGTACCCGTTCCCGGCGTCCTGCTCGTAGTGATGGCTGCCAATGCCACGCGGTGCGCGGTAGAACGTGCAGCCCTCCACCCTCACGTTGTTCGACACCGTGCCGTCGTCAGCCACGTCCGACGCCGACCCCGCCCATGAGTAGTCCAACTGCACGCACTCGTCCTCAGCCCGACGCGGCTTGTCGGGGTTGGATGACGCGTTCGACATCGTGAAGTAGCAGTTCAGCAACTCCACGTTGAACGTGCCGTCCGCACGCGCACCGCCCGACGAGTTGATCTCGATGTAGTGCTTCTTCCCGCCCATGTTGGAGAAGTCGCAGCCATTGACACGGAACCGGCGGCAGTGCGAGATCGACATGCCACCGGTCCACCCCGAGCAGTTGACGCGGACGTTCTCCAGCAACCAGTCGTAGTTCGGTGAGTTGTAACCGCCGCCGCCGTTGTCCTGAATGCGGAACACCACCGAGTCCACAGCCGGTGCGTTCAGCAGGGGCCGCGACGCACCGGACCCGGCACCGACCAGACGCACCCCACGGCGCATGAACAGGGTGCCGTCGAGGTTGTACGTGCCCGAGGCCAGTTCGACACAGGCCATCGTCAGATGGTTGTCGAAGTTGACTGCCGTACCGGTCTGGTTGGCGACGAAGAAGTTTCTGGCTCTGTCCAGCGCCGCCTGAATCTGGGCCCGAGACGACCCAGCCGGAACGACCTCATGGAAGTGTGTCGGCGCCGGAACGGTGGCCGTCTGGGTGGTCGGCCCGAACGTGGTGTTGCCGCCCTTGGTCGCCACGTCGGCGTACCACGCGAACGACCCAGCCGAAGCGTGCGATGCCCCAGAGATGGTGGCCGTCGTCGCACCCTCTGCCGGGTTGACCGTGGTCGAGTAGCCGGTGAACCGGAACGTGACCACAGCACCCTCGGGGAACCCGCCCGGAGCGGTCAGGGTGACGCTGTACGCCTCGCCCGTGCTGACCCCGGTCTTGGACAGCGACAGGGTGGCCGAGACGACTGGCGGCACCCATGCGAGCACCCATGATGAGCCGTTCCACACCTTCGCCTTCTTGCCCGCCACCCACGACGAGCCGTTCCACACGGGCATCGCCTTCGCAGGCACCCACGACGAGCCGTTCCACACCGACACCGGCACGGGGACCTCCTCAGTATTGGACCCACACGGTGCCGACTCCTTGGCTGGGCGTGCCCGACGGTGCCGCCGTGGACGAGATGACCGCCTCGCTGTTCCCGGTGCCCGCATCACGGGTCAAGTACCGGGCGTCAGCGAACGCGGTGTCCAGCGCCACCAGATCAGCGGCCACCGAGATGCCCGTCCCGGCGCCCACGTTGATCGTGCGATCAGCAGTCAGCGCGCCGCCGCCGGTCAGGCCGTTGCCCGCGACCACACTGCGGCCCGCCACCGCGTCCACGTCACTCTTGCGGGCCGCGTTGGATGCACCCAGCGGGGCCGGGAGCGCCAGTTGCCCGGTCAGCGTGCCACCGGCCAGCGCAAGGTAGCGGGCGTCCCCACGCGCGTCGTTGAGGTACTGCGGATGGTCGTCAGCGCCGAGCGCTGCCAGCGCCGAGTGCTCCAGCGACAGCGCCCCTGCTGACGCACTCGGGTCCACCCACAGTTCCAGATCGGGGTTGTCGGGCAGCGACGGCTGGATGATGACCTCATCCTTGCCGTCCCCACCACCGGTCACGGTGGGGACGAACAGCAGCCCGTCACCACCGAGCACCGCCATGTTGTCCGGGTCGGTGGACACCGCCGTCGGCCCGGGAACGCCCTGTGTTCCCTGCACACCCTGCTGGCCCTGCACACCCTGCGGGCCCTGTGGCCCGGTCGGCCCGGTGGCCCCGGTCAGCCCGGTCGCACCCGTGGGGCCGGTGGCCCCGGTCAGCCCCGTCGGCCCTGTCCGCCCAGTCGGGCCGGTGGCACCAACCGCTCCCGCCGCACCCGTGGGGCCGGTCACGCCTGCGGCCCCCGTTGGCCCAGCCGCACCCTGCGGGCCAGAGGCGCCGGTCGGACCTGTGGCGCCAGCCGCCCCCGACGCACCTGTCGGGCCAGTCGCGCCAACCGTCCCGGCGGCACCGGTCGGGCCGGACGGGCCACGGATCAGCCCGGCGTCGCTCCACGCGCTCCCGGTCCACACCCACAGGTGGCCGGTGTCGTTCGTGATGTACCCATCGCCTGCCGTGTTCCCAGTCGGCGGCAGGTTCGCCGACGACGCGACCGAACCCTTGATGCTGACCGACGTACCCGCCGCACCCGTCGCACCGGTCGGCCCCGTCGGACCCCCCGACCCTGTGGGGCCGGACACCCCCGTCGGCCCCGTGGACCCGGTGGGTCCGATCAAGCCCTGCGGCCCGGTCGGACCAGAGGCACCCGTCGGGCCGGACGCACCGGTCGGGCCAGCGTTGCCCTGCACACCCTGCGCACCGGTCGGGCCGGACGCGCCGGTCGGACCCTGCACCCCAGTCGGACCAGCGACACCGGCGGCACCGGTCGGACCCTGAGCCCCCGACGGACCGGTCGGGCCGAGCACACCCTGCTGGCCCTGCACACCCTGCACACCCTGCGGCCCCGTTGGGCCGTCGAGTCCCCGGTCGCCCCGGTCACCCTTGTCACCCTTCGGGCCGACCGGACCCTGCCAGCCCTGCAACCCCTGCTGCCCCGTCGGACCCGTGGGCCCCAACGGCCCCGCCTCACCCGTCGGACCCGTCGGACCACCGAACGGACCCGTCGGACCGACCGGGCCACACGGACCAGTCGGACCCGTCGGGCCGAGGTCGCCCTTCGCCCCATCCGGGCCGATCGGCCCGGGAGGACCAGCGGTGAACGCCGGGCTGTAGCAGTCCTCAACCGACGCCGGGCGCGGGATGTTGCCGGGGTTCCTGCTCGTCATGGTTCCTCCTGACGCTCATGGTAGGGGGGCGACGACGGCTACGGGGCCGGTTCCCACGCGCGCGTCACGGGGTCTTGCTCGTACACCGCGCCCTCATCGAGGACGAACACCGTGGTGCCGGGCTCCAGATCAGGAATCTCGTCCCGCGTGCGGACCGCGAGAGCACCGAGCAGCGCCACGTCCTCCACCGTGCCCGGGAGCAGGTCCACGCGCCCCTTGCGCTCCAGCCGGGCGACCCGCTTGTTGACCAACCGCATCCACGACAGGAAGTTGTCCTGCGAGTCCAGACGATTCGACTTCACAGTTCCACCACGTTCTCCGGCGCAGCCGTCGTCGTGATCGACACCTTCTCCTCGCCGCCCTCCTGCCGGACGTGGACCCGATCCAACTTGTGCCACTGGTCCACCGAGCGGCACAGGTCGTTGGACACCACCTGCACCCACGCACCGGCCACCAGTTCGTTGATGCCGTACGGGGCGTCCGGCACCAGCGTCGAGTTGTCCGGCACCCGTACCCGTACCGGCGCCGGGAACGACGCGTCCAGCGAGGACTGCGCCTGCTCCTGCCACGAACGCAAGTCCTGCGAGGTCGGCACCTCCAGCCCTGCCGCCTCGTTGTACGTCGAGATGACGTGATCGAGGTACCCGTACTTGGAGATCGCCCACGCCGGGGCCACCGCCTGCGACGCGTACCCGTTGCCGTTCGTCACGATCACCCGGGTGGCGAACTCATTGCCGTACTCCACCACCTCCATCCCCCCGGTCATGTAGTCCGCGACCAGCGGGTACGGCAGCGTCATCCACTTGAGGTGCGTGTCCCAGAAGTAGACATCCCGCCCCACCACCGTGTAGTCCATCCCACGGTCCTCGGCGTACTTGTCGAAGTCCTCCCATGTCGTCATCGACCACGCCTTCACGGCAGCCGACGTGGACGGGTCATCCGAGCCCCGCACCCAGTTGATGCGATCGTCAGCGTTCCACGGGTCGCCGTACTTGGCGAACGTCTGGTCCTTGAGCAGCCAGTTCATCACCCACCCGCACTTGGCGATGTTCGGGAACGCCTTGTTGTACGCCTTCTCCAGCGCCGTGTTCTTCGCCACCCACAGGATGTCGTTCGCGTAGATCGTCACCGAGTCGGCGGCGAACTCCGGGCGGACCACCGGCCCCTCCCACACCTTGTCCCCGTTGCGGTACAGGTGCAGTTCGTGGTGCCCGGCCAGCAGTCCGCCGAGTTCCCCGCAGCAGCCCGCACCCGCACCGACCCGGACGTACGCCTGCGAGATGTCGTCGCGGGTCCGCTCCCAGTCCACGAACTCCAGCCGGTCCAACTCGTACAGGATCGTGTTGCCACCACGGGCCACGATGAACGCCTGATGCTCCCCACAGCCGAGCATCAGGGGCTCACCCGACCCATCATCGTCACATCCACCGCCAGCGGGTCGGTACCCAGCGCCCGGTCCACCGCCAGCACGTACTCACCCTTCGGCAGGTCACGCGGCCACCGGGCCGGGCCACCGGACGGGTCCGTCACGAACGTGTCGTTGCGGCGGCTGACCCCGTTCGACTCGGTGGTCACCATCCGCGCCCGCAGATCGAGGGTGACTTTCCCACCGGTGGGAAATCCCTCCATCCACCACTGGCCGACGATCGCACCCGAAGCGTCCGAGAGGGTCAGGCGCACTGACGGGACGAACACGTCAGAGGCGACCCGGATGATCGGGGACACCGACGTGCCGAACTCCGGCGCCGGGACCGTGACCTGCTGCCGCTCCCACACCGTGCGCGGCAGGAACCGGGGCTGCGGGGACAACGACGGCGGGCGGACCGGGGCGGCGGCGACGGCGAACGCGTCCGACAACTGCATCGCGCTGTCGGGCTGCGGGTCCTCCCACATCAGCGCCTCCGGCTCCGCAGCCGCGTACGCGGGCACGAACGAGTAGATGTACGGGTCCGTCACCGTGATGACGAACTCCACCTCAGCCATCGCGCCGCGCCCGTCCATCTCCCGGCGGCGCAGCACCGTCGGCCCCGAGGTGATCCGCGACCCGAAGAACAGCCGCAGCCGACGCTGGATGCACTGGTCGATGCACTCCGGGTCCTCGCAGTCGGTCTGCGTCACGTTCGGGCAGCAGTCATACATCTCGGTCGTCACCGAGTCGCAGGTCGAGCCCGCGTCGATCGAGCGCAACCACTCCAGCCCGAAGCCCAACGCACAGTCCGACGCCGCGACCGCGATGGCCCGCACCGTCAGCGAGCGCACCGTGTACCGCAGCGCCCCGAAGTGACCACCGCCCGAAGCCCCGGACAGCACCTCGATCCGGCGCGTCGAGTCGTCGGCGTTCGACACCGAAATGCCCATCAGGCCGAAGAACTCAGCCGCGTCCATGCTGCCGTCCCACCACGGCGGCGGGTCAAGGCGATTGGCGTCCAGCAGCGGCGTCTCGTACTCGCCGCCCAGCCCGGCGACGACACTGGAGCACGCCGAGCAGCCGCGCACCCACGACAGGCCACCGGCAGCCGCGTACGCCGCAGCCCGGTGCGTGTTGACGACCTCGATGCCGTCCATCGCCAGATAGCCCTCGTACACGACGCCTCCTACCCGGCCATCGCGGCCATGCGGTTCATCACCTGTGACGCGACCACCCTGCTATCCATCCCCGGCGTCGTGATGTTCCAGTTGTTCACGACCATCGACCCGGTTGGGCCCACCTGAGCATCCATCGACCGACCCCACGAGCCCCCGCCGCCGCCGCCCGGGGCACTACCGCCCGCGATGCGACCGATAACCGGGATGCGCTTGATCCACTCGATCAGCCGCTTCACCTGCTCGATCACGAACCCGATCGACGTCTTGAGGGCGTTGAACCCGATCTTGACCGGGGTCAGTGCAGCGGAGATACCGGCCAGCGCCCACCGACCGATCGTGAACATCACCTTGAATGTGGCGATGATGGCCCGGATCACGTCGAGAAGGAACAGGAAGAATCCCCGGTTCGTGTCATTGTTCAGCGACGCAAACAGGTTCGACACGTCCTTTATCACCTGCCAAAGGGCCTTGGCGACGACCTTCGCGTCATTGAACCATTGCTCCAACTTGCCATTCTCGGACACCTCGTTGATCCAGTCCCGGAACTTCCCAATCTCGTCCAGCAGGAATCCGAACAGGTCCTCAGCGGCGCCCTTCGTCGCGTCGGCGGTGAACAGGTCGAACAGGGCCAGCCCCAACTCCTTGATGACATCCCACACCTGCTTGCCGATGTTGTAGGCGTCGGTGAAGAAATCGACGATGGCCTGACGCCCACTCTCCGTCTCAGTCCACTTGCGGAAGTTCTCCGCGACCGTGGCCAACCCGCCGGTGAACCGCTCCACCAGCGGGGAGATTGCGGCGAAGAAGTTGGTGAATCCGGCGAACAGGTTGGTGGCGATCGAGCCGACATCGCGGATGATCGTGGCGCTCAGTTCCCACATCTTGTTGAACGACGCAATGAACTTCGTGTTCTCTCCGAGCGCCAAGAACCCATCAACCGCATCGCCGACCGCACCCGCGACCAGCACAAGCCCGTTCTTGACCGCATTTATCAGCGGCGCGGCCTTGCCGAGCGAATCGGCCATTCCCTCAAACAGGGCCTCCCCGGCCAACTTCTTGAGGTTCTTGAACTGCTCCACCAGCGGCTTCATCGCGGCGACAGCCGAGCGCGCGTTCGGCCCCAACTTGGCCAGTTCCTCGTTGTACGCAGCCCACGCCTCAGCACGCTTCTTCGGGTCCGTCTCGTTGACCGCAGTCCACAACTTCCCGATCGCCTTGGTCGCGTCGATCGCCCCGATCGCAGCCCCGACGAACCCCACGCCGAGAGCGCCGAGGATCGGTACCAGCAGGACCACGTTGGACAGCGCGTAGAACAGGGCCGACCCCAGTGCCACCACCCCGGCGGTCAGCGTGCTGACGAGGATGGAGATGCTGGACAGCAGCCCTTGGAGGAGGGCCAGTGCGGCGACGATGGCAGCGATGGCAGCAGGCCCGCCGCTGCCGAACTTGGTCAGCACCTTGCCCACTGCGGCGAACGCTGTGCCGAACTGCCCGATCTGCCCACCGGCGGACATCATCTTCACGCCGAGGTCGGTGAACGAGTCACCCACCTTGGCCATCAACTTCGGGATGACAGAGCCCACCTTGAACGCCGTTCCCAGCATCCCGGCGAGGATGTTGGTCAGGGTGTCGTACCAGCCGCCGGTGCCCGTCCTGCGCAGCCGGGCCTGCACCCTCCCAATCTGCTTGCCGAGTATGGTGATGTTCCGCCACGAGTTGCGCCACGACCTGTCGTAGTCGCGCCAGAACGCCTTGTTCTCCTTGTCGAGAGTCGTGTACGTCTCCTTGATGAGCCGTTCCGTCTCGTCCATCTGCGCGTTGAGCGCCTTGATCCGCTCACTGCGCTCGAAATCGGCCAGCGACTTGATCCGCCTGCGTTCCTCCTGCGCCTCCTGCTCGCGCAGCACCCCGAGACGTTTGATCGCGGCACGCTGCTCCTCCTCTGCGGCGCGCAGAGCCTCCGGCATCGCCTTCTTCAAGTACGCGGCGAGTTCCCGGGCGGGAACCTCCATCCGCTCGGCTAGGTCCGCGATCTCCGCAGCAGAGATCACGTCGCCGATGTTGATGGGGAAGTCGATCTTGTCGGTCGCTGAACCGATCGTCTTGGCCAGATCACGAGCCCACGACTTCATGCGCCTGTCGAGTGCGTCGAACGCGCGCATCTTGTTGAACTTCTTGGACAGGTCGTTGTCGAACTTTGTGCCGAACGAACGCGCCGCCGTGGTGCCAGCCTTGCCGTAGTCGCGCTCAAGTTCGCCCTTGATGCCAGAGGTGTCCGAGACGACACGGACGTACATGGCACCGACTGAGTCGTACATGGGCACACCTCCGGGATCAGGCTAGCCCTTCGCAGGCGGGGTGACCCCGAATGCACCCGCGAAGGCGGCGAACGAATCCATCTCGTCGGCCACGGTGGCCTGAGTCGGAACCCGACCGGGGATCGGGGCACTCAACTGGTACAGCCACTTGTCCCGCTCCTGCGGGTCGATCCTTGGTAGGCACCACGCGTAGATCGCGTTCAGGAACCGATCCACGCGCAGACCCATCAGGTCGTGGCCCGCGAGCGCGGCTTCGCCGTCGATCTCGACCCAGCGGTCCGCCGCGATGAGGAGGAGACGGACGGCGACTTGGTAGGGCGGGCGGACCACTCCTCGACAAGGCCCTCCACGATGTCGTTCACGGTGTCGAAGTCGAACGGGTCGTTGCGGTCCATCAGCCGCTTGCGGTACATGGCCTGCGCGTCCTCATCGAGGATGCCGTCGAGGAAGTCGATGATGGCGGCCATCGACTCGGACACGTCCCGGCTGTCGGCCTGCGCGGCGATCAGCATGGCCATCTGGCCGGGCGATGGTGGGTACGCGGTGAACGTCTCGCCGTCGATGGCGAACTCGATCGGTTGCGCGTCCTCGACGAACGTGGGCGCGGATGCTCGCGCTGCTGTCTTGAACTCCCTCAAGGTGGACCTCCTGTGTTGGACCTTGGTGTGGCGAGCCTACCGTTTCCCACGGTGGGAAACAGCGCCCGGTACTACGTGTACCGCATCCCGCTGAACCGGGTGTCGGCGATGAGGAAGTCCACCTGATACTTCTCGGTGCTCCACTTCCACGAGTCCAGCAGGACGTACTTGCCGTCCCGCCCGCTTGTGCCCGCGTACCAGCGCACGATGCCGGAGTGCGCCGTCCACCCGAACAACTCCCAGTTCCCCTTGCTGCGGAGCACGCTGTTCGATCGCAGGTCGGTGAACACGATGTGGTTGTTGCCCGGCATGGCAGGCCAGCCCGGCCAGTGCTTCGCGTAGAACGAGTCCCCGAACCGGGTGCTCCTGCGCCCGTACTCCACGTACGGGGCGTGCGGCGCGACGTTGAGCAGCGTGCGGCGCAGGATGTGGCCGTTGCTGCCCTTGCGGCTGGACTTGAACGACGCCTTGTACGTGCCGACCACACCGCCCCGGTGCGTGGCGTTCATCGGGTCGTTCACCGGCGACGTGTTGATCGCCCTCAACTTGCACCGCTTCGCCCAGTCGTTCATCTCCTTGGCCACCCCACCGGACCCGCCGGGGGTGTTGCACGCCTTGATGATGAGCGTGTCGGAGATGACGACCTTCACCGATGACCTAGCCATCGAGCAGCACCGTGACCGTCCACTCACCACCGACACAGCCGCCCTGCGGGCCCTGCGGCTCGTAGTTGCCGAGGAAGTAGTCAGGGAACCCGCAGCACGCAATGGCCCGGTGCATGGCGCCCATGTCGGCGACCGTCGCCAGCCACGACTCCTGCATCTGCTCCTCGGTGGGCAACTCCCCATCCTCGTCGGGCAGCGGGGCGCACCGCAGCGCACCGACGGTCAACTCCACCGCGAGGTACGAGTTGCACTTGGAGAACTCCCGCCCGCCGGGGAACGTGGTCGTGGCGAACACCGAGTTGACCTTCACGTACCCCATGCCACAGTTGCCGCCGGAGCACTCCCCGCAGTAGTCCCACGCGACCTGATCGCCGGGCACCGCACCGCAGAAGCACGTCGGCCCGGCGCCTTCCTCGGCCAGCGCCTTGCACAGGCACTCCACCAGCGAGGCGACTGCCACGGCCAGCCGGGTCGCGTTCGGGGTCACTGCCCACCCCACGGATCACTGGCCACATCCGGGCGGGCCTGCCACGTCGTGTACCGGTGCCCGGCGGTGACCAGATCGGGCGACCAGACACGCGGCGGCATCTTGAGCCCGTTCGGGTTGATCGACGTGAGGTACGCGTCCACCTCGCGGATGCCGGTCATCCCGTCGGGGAACATCCCGGTGCTGATGTCCATGGAGATGCCCTGCCGGGAGATCGACGTGACCGCCGACGGCAGGCGGCACTTGCCACCCGAGCACGCCTTGGAGAACTCGCACGTCAGGACCCCGGCAGCCCACAGCCCGGCGGCGTCCGGCACGATCCCGGGCACGTACCAGACCCCGAGGGTGCCCTCGTCGGAGTCCACGTCCTTGCTCATGTGCTGGCACGACGGCCAGTTCTGGCCATCGGTGCGCACGAGCCTGTTGCCGTTGTCGATCCGGTAGGCGTCCACCGGCAGGGTCACCCCATCGACCTTGACCTGCCACACCTCGGCCACCAACCCGGGCAGGACGATCTCGGACAGCGCCGAGCAGGAGCAGCCCCGCCCGCCGCACGCCGAGTTGACCCAGCAGCCCTGACAGTCGCCGGTGCGGACCACCCGGGGCCCGCTGGAGGCGCACGCGTTGCACGGCTCCGACAGGCACGGGCGGACCAGCACCGGGCAGTTGCCGACCATCCCCCCGCTCAGGACACGCAGGGTGTCCCAAGCGAGGGTGATGGACCGGCACAGCAGGTCGTCGTCCAGATCGCCCCAGTCGGGGCAACACGACATCGTGGGCGAGTACGGGACACAACTCCCGCACGCCGCGCAGAGGTCAGACATTGCCCCTCCCTCGGGGTGTCGATCAGGCGGCGACCGGCAGGGTTCCGTCGGCCAAGAACGCCGTGTACTCCACGTCGGTCAGGCACATGCCGTCCGTCGGCTCCGGCGGCGCCATCGTGGTGAACAGCACCGCGAGGTGGTCGTTGGTGTCCAGCGCCTCCGGCAACTTCGCCGGAACCCCACCGACCTCCATCGTGTTGTACGGGCCCATGCCCCACGAGTTGCCGTCGAGGGTGACCGCACCGGAGATCGTGAACGACACCGCCGCGTTCTCGATGGTGAAGTCGCCGACGACACCTGCCCGCAGGAACGGCAGCACGAGGTAGCCGAACGAGCCGGACTCGGTGGTCTGACCCTGACACCCCTCGGCGCCCGGCGACCCGGCCCACACCTCCAGCGAGAACGCGTTGTCACACGCCTTCTTCTTGGAGTTCATGCGGAAGCCGATCGGGTTGCCCTCGGCGTCGTTGATGGTGTCCTGACCGGTCATCAGCGAGTACAGGCACGGGTCCACGTTGCAGAACACCACGTCCACGTTGTAGCCCTTGAACTCCGCACATCCGGGGTCGCGGACACACGTCTGGCCGTTGGCGTTGGTGACGACCAACTCCTCCGGCTCGTTGATGTTCGCGGTCAGGGCGACGGACACGTACCCGTCGGTGACCGAGATCGCCGAGCCGTCACCTGCGAGGGGAACCCCACAGCCGTTCAACTTGGTAGCCCGCATCGTCCGACCCCGGACGAGAGGGAAACTGGTACCACCCATGCTGTGCCTCCTAGGCTTCTGCGGGGATCGTCGGCATCGCCGACTCAAACGGCTTCGCAACCTTGACCTTGGCTGCCCCGCACTCGATCAGCGGGACGTAGGTGCGCTCCGCGATGACCCGGGGCGGAACGCACTCCAACCCCACGTTCATCGACGGAGCGGACCGGACCATGACAGGGCCGCGAAGCAGGGTGATCTGGCCCGTGGCTGCGGCGTAGTTGTCCGCGTCCACGTACCCGGCGCCGTTGGCCACCGGGGTGCCCTGACAGGTCGCCAGCGTCCCGTCGAGCCCGGCGCCGATCACCTGATGGTGGCAGCCCCACACGGCAGCCACCCGGCTCATGTGGATCAGCCCGGCACCCTCGTAGTTCTCGGCCAGCCAGCCCTCCAGAAGCCCGATGGCCTCACCCGGCAGGGCACCATTGCCGGGAGCCAGATCGACGGCCATGTCAACGATGAGCGTTTCCACCCACCGCTCCACAGCCTTCTGCTCCTTGAGCGCCAGCCCGGAACGGACCCGCGACTCGTAGTGGTCCGCCGGTGCACCCATCAGTTCGCAGTCGATGCCGTCGTACACGGTGAACGGATCACCCACGACCAGAGAGGTGCCGTGGAAGTCCTTGAGCATCGGGCTGCCGTCCGGGTTGCACGGAGTCGCCGGGAACCCGGTGTCGCAGTTCCCGTCCCACAGCCCAGCCGGGGTGCAGGAGTCCGTCTCGTACTCAGCCCCGAGAAGGACATGCGGGTCGTCCACGTCGATGACGTTCGCCACGGCGAACAGCCCACCGCGTCGCGGCGCCGGTGCAGGCACCTCAACGTACTGGCGCGCCCCTGTGATGTTCGGCACTGGACCTCACCTCCTCACGGGGTGGTGGGTTCCGGGGAGGCTGGCAGGTCCAACCAGCCCCCCCGGAGTGAGTTACGCCGCTTCTGCGAGGCAGGCGACCAGATCGGACGCCGCCGTCTGGCCGGAGACGCAGATCGGGATGGTCACCTTGCAGGTGTGGGTGCACTTCTGCACGGCGAGGACGCCCTGCTCCACGAAGATGCCGGTGAAGGTGTTGGACTCCAGCCCCACGGAGTCGTACACGGCGTCCATGGAGATCACGTCCGCCGTGCCCTTGGCCCACGTACCCGCCGGGTACATGAGGACCGACACGTTGGCCGGGATGGTGACCGCGCAACCTGCGACGGCCAAGTCCTGCCAGTCGTAGACCCACTGGACCTTGATGTTGCGGGCCGAGAAGTTGGCCTCGATCTGGGCGTCGGTGACGCTGTTCCAGTCCTGCCCGTTGCGGCGGGCCACGTCCATGCGGATCAGGGACTTGAGGAACACCGGGGCGACGACCTCGATGGTCGCGTTCTCACCGAGGCGGTACTGGTACCGCATCCCGATGGCCTGCAACTCCAGCGCGTCCAGCGCGAAGGAGATCGGGTCGGTGCCGGGGACGGTGACCCCAGCCCCGGCGGCGGTGTTCATCTGGCCGATGACCCACGCGTTGACCTTGTGCGCGTGGGCGACCAGCGCGCCCTCGGTGTAGCGGCGGACCAGTTCGGGGTAGGCCGCGTTCGTGAGGATCGGGACCTTGACGCACATGCCCACCGCGTCGAGGCGGACCTCCTCGAAATCGGGGCAGGTCACCTCGCAGCAGGTCTTGCACTCGCCCGCGATGGCCTCAGCCTCGGTCTGGTGGAACCCGCAGTTCGCGTAAATCTCCGAGAAGTCCGGGCCCGGGGTGTACCGGATGCCGCCGCGCGACACGCCGAACTCGGGGAGGTCGAGGATGCCGCTGACTGTCTCCATCTGGCACATGTCGTACAGCGTCTCCGACGGGGCGCACCAGCCACCGGCGGCGACCAGCGACCCACCGGACAGGCGGGACTCGTCACCGGCGCGCTGGATCAGCGAGTAGTCGTCGTACTCGCGTCCCTGCATGAGGTTGCCGTGGTCCATGCGGATGACGGCGGCCCCGAAGCGCTGGCGGACCGGCGACGGGGCCATGCCACGGGGCAGGCCCTTGAGCCGGGCGACGAGCGCGGCACCGGCGACACCGAGGTCGTCCAACTCCTGCCCGGCGGCGAAGCCGGACACGTCGGCTGCGGCCACGAGGGCCACGACCGGCTGGATCGCTGCGGCCACGACGGGCTCGGGCGCGTTCTGGGCGGCGCGGGCAGCCGGGCTCTGGGTAGAGGCGGCGACCGGCACGGGGGTGTTCTCGGCCACGGGGGCCTCCTCGTTCTCGATGGGGGTGGGTGCCTCCTGCTCCACCTCGGCCACGGGCTCGGCCACGGGGGCCTCCTCCGCGATCTCGGTGTCCTCGGCGGTCTGCTCGGGCACGGTGGCCAGCAGTTCTGCGGCGCGCTGGGCGCGGGCCTCGGCAGCGGCCACACGGGCCTGCTGCTCGGCGCGCACGGCGCTGACGAGGGGCGCGATGCGCTCGCCCTCGGCGATGGTGTCCTCGTCGGAGTCGGCGGTGATGCCCAACTCCTTGAACGCGTCGAGTCCGGCGTTCAGGGCGGCGTTCAGTTCGTCGTCGGACAGGGCCGACAGGTTCTCAGGCAGTTCGTACTGGGCCATGGTGGCTCTCCCGGTTCTAGGAACGGCTAGGTCGCTCCTCTACTCCGAGAGGCCGCTCGCAGGGCTACTCCATGCGCGCGCTGCCGCTGACGTTACAGCACGCCGCCAGCGGTTTGCATCAACTGGCCTTCGGACGCCACGATCCGCCGGTCTTGCGCACCAGCGCGAGCGCGGCAGTGCGGGAGTCCACGACGGTCACCTTGCCATCGGCGGCGACCACCTCGTACTGCTGCTTACCCTTGCCGCTGTTGCATCCGCACCCCATGTCAGACCTCCACCTTGTCCTTGAGCGCGGCAACGCGCAGCGCCCTCGTATCGTCCAGCAGTGCCGCCGCGCGCGCACGCCGCGTGGCCCGCGCCTCCACCTCGTCGGCCACGGCCCTCACGAAGTCGGCCACGTCGTCGGCGTCGCCGCTGTCCGGCATGACGATGCCTGCGGCGACCAGCGACTCCTGCCGGTCCCCGGACGCGGCCAGAGCCACCCGGGGGATCGGGAACCCGGGCACGTTCACGCCCAGTGCGGCGACCAGTTCCAGCGACCCGCCGATGTCGCGCCAGTCCCCGGACACCGCCCCCGCTGCGCGCAGTTCGTAGCGCTGCTGCTCCGTGGCAGTCGGGCGCATCGCCCCGGCCATCCAGATGCCGTACTCGTCCTGACCGACCCGGATGTCGGCCACAGCGGCCCCGGTGTTGTCGTAGTGGGCTGCCGCCTGCCGGGCGCTGACCCCGCGCGCGGTGCTCGCGTGGCCGGTGCCCATGGTGATCTGGCCGACGTGCACATCGGTGCCCTCGGCGGTGCGGACCACCCCGGTCATGAAGTAGGCGTAGTCCGAGGCTGAGGTCGGCGGCTCCGTGCACACCCCGGTGATCCCGATGTGGCAGGTGCCCCACTGGGCGACGTGGCCGAACACGCGACCGTCGTCGGTGATGGTCAGCGCGGTCGGCCCCTCCAACTTGGGGTCCTCGTACCACTCCGACGGTGCGCACCAACCGCCCGAGGCCACGAGGTGCAGCGCCGGGGCCGGGGTGCCGAGGGCCATCGGGTTGCCCGGCTTGCCCTTCTCGCCCGGCCAGTAGCCCAGCGCGTCGTGGTGCCACTGGGCCACCGTGCGGTTGAGGAACTGCGGGCCGATGTACTTGGCCAGATGCGCGCGCAGCCGCCGGAAGTCGCCCGGGGTGCCCCAGCCGATCTTGGCGTAGCCCTCCTCGCCGGGCTTGGTCCAGTAGTCGTGGATGCGCTTGGTGGCCACCGGGTCGGTCACCCAGCCCGGTCCGCGCTTGAACGCCTCCGTCTCGCTGGACGCGGCGACCGCCAGTGGCACGTCGGCCACGAACGGCAGCGGCACGTCCTGCCCGCCGGTCACCGGCCCGGTCGGCGAGTTGACGCTGACCCGGAACTCCTCCGGGGTGACCAGCCCAGCGGCCATCGCATCCACCTCGGGCTCCACCCACTCGCCCAGCACGACGTACGCCTCGGCGAACGCGGGGATCGCGCACAGGGTGGCGGCGCTGATCCGGCCCTTGTTGAACAGGATCGACTGCGCCTCCTCGTCCTCCACGGCCATCTCCGCACTGTCCACGTCCACGGACACCCCGCGCGCGTGGCCCTCCGCGTACAAGCCGATCACCTCGTCGGCCTCCGGCGTGTCGGCGAAGAACCCGGCCCCGCGCAGCAGGTTGCCGTCCCGCCAGATGTTGTTGATCTGCCCGACGATGACCGCGCCCTCGTGGCCCATGCCGTTCGACTTCTGCCACAGCAGCGGGATCGGCAGGTCGCGCCACTCCAGCGCGCCCGGCGCGAACCGGCGCCCGTCACCGGACGGGATGCCCTCGGGGGCGAGCACGCCGTTCCACGGCACCGGCTCCACCGACCAGTCCTCGTCCGGGTTCCCACCGTGGGAAATCGGCTCGTCCTCGTCCACGACGGGCATATCTTCCTCGACCGCGACGCTCATCGGGTACTCCTCACCCTCGTAGTCACCGTCCCAGACTGCCAGACGATCGAACCGAATCGTCTCACCCGGCTCACCCTTCGCGGGAGTGGTCGGGTATCCGAGGGTCAGGTGCGGGGTCCACTGCGGGTACTGGTCCACCGCGTCGTGTGCGGCCTTGATCGTCTCGTGGGTGAGCATGTAGTCGCGCAACCGGGTCATCGGGCCGGGGTCCAGCATGAGCACGTCGGCGTCGTCGTCGCCCAGCGGCTCCCGGCTGGTGACCGCCAACTCCTGCGGGCCCTCAGCCGCGCCGAACTCCATCGCCGCTCCCTTGACGCCGCCGAGGATGGAGCCCCACTGCTCCGGGGTGAACTCCTGCTTGCCCAGCCAGATCATCGTCATGTGCGGCTTCGGCTCACTGGAAGCGTTCCAGATCGGGTCATCCTGCGCTGGGATGGCCACGATCACCTTGCCGGTGGCCTCTGGGTCGGCGGCGGCGGTCACCGGGCCGGGGAGCACGGCGGGCGCCGCGACACACCGGCAGTTCAGCCAGCACTCCGGGTCACCCACCGGCTCACCGGGGAACGCCATCTCCTCGCCGCAGGCGATGAAAGGGACACCCCACGGCACCACCTGCCCATCGGCCTCGACATGCTTGGGCCGCACCTTCGCGTCGCGGCGGGACAGCCACATCTTGCCGCCCTCGCTCTCCGTCCCGGCGACCTTGGCCCCGTTGACGGTGGCGGTGCCCAGCCAGTCGGCGATCCGCTTGGCCTCCGACGACTCGACCACCGCCTCCAGCCCGGACCTCACCCGTCCGTAGAACCAGTCCCACGCCTTGCGCGGGGAGTCGAAGATGGCGAACGGGGACAGCCCCTCGGCCTCGTACTGGGCGAGGAACGACGCGTACAGCGGGTCGGCGATGTACTCGGCGAAGTCCTTGCCGACCAGCCCCGCCTTGAGGGCTTCGTCGATCGCACCGAACAGGTCGGCGGACACCCGGTCCATCTCCTTGAGCCGGGAGATACGGAACTCCTCGCGTGCGGTGTCGGACATGACCCCTCCTTTAGGGTTCGACCACCCCAGCGGCGATCAGCGCGGCCTCCAGCAGGTCACGGTGGTGCTTGCGCTGGTCGTTGATGATGAACCGGACGTACCCGTCGATGGCCGCACAGATGCGGGCGGTGTCCACCGGGCTGCCTGTTGCCTCAAGCACCTCAGCGGCGAACGCCCACGCGCCATCGACAGCATTCTCCGGCACCGTGTCCACGTACATGTAGCGCCAGTGCGACGGCGTGTCGGCCAACTGCGCCTTCATCGTCCCGTTGCACAGCCGGTTGCCGACCCGCTCCAGCGCCCGGTAGACCAGCGCGTCGGCGGCGGCGATCATGCCCTCCCGGGACTCCCGGTCCTTCGTGGACCGCTGGAGGTCGGGCACCCGGTTCTCCGGGTGGCCCTCCAGTGACCGGCGCGGTTGCAGCACCGGTGGGATCGTCGGCTGGGCCTCGCCCTCGACGGCCAGCGGACCGAGGTCGGCGCCGAGCAGCCGGAGCGCGGCCTGCGTCTGCTCCGGGCTGGTCGAGCCGGTGGCGATCCGGCGCAGCAGCCACTCGCGCTCCTCCTCGCCCTTCGGCTCGTCCTCGGGCAGGAAGCCTGTCTCCCGGCGCAGCGCCGTGCCCGACAGTTCGCCACGGTCGTAGAGTTCCACGGCCTCCCGCGAGCGGTTCGGGCGCAGCCGGATGTCGGAGGTGTCGGCCAGCACGTAGTAGTCCTCGGCGTCGGCGGCGCCGGTCAGCGCCGGACGCAGGTATGCCTCGGTCAGCGCGTGACAGATCACCTGCAACCGGGGCTCCAGATGGCTCTTGATCGCGGCCTCGTCCACCAACCACGCGTTCCAGTGGTTGCTGTCACCCATGCCGAGCAGCACCTCGGGCGGGGTGTCGAGGCCGATGGCCAGTCGCTTCACCGCGTTGTCGCGCATGTTGATCGTCTCGGCGTCCAACTCCGACCAGAAGGTCATGTGCCGGGCCTTCTCCAGATACTCGCCCGGGGCGGTGACCACGATCGGCACGATCGCGCTGGCCGACGCGCGGTCCTTGATCGGGGTGACCATCGCCTCGCCGAGGACGGCCATGAACTGATCGGCCACCGACGCCGACGGGTCGGCCTCCTTCGGGGTGGGGAAGGTGATCTCGGAGGGCACCCAGAGGATGCCCGCACCGGCCAGCCGGGACTCCAACTGCGCGGCGATGTGGTCGGACAGGGTGGCGATCTCGGCCAGCGTGCCCCGGTTCGACTGGGTGGGCGAGTCGGCGCGCAGCGGCTCCCGGGGGTGCGGTGTCCACACCCGGATGGCCATGTCCTTCTTCGACTGGATCGGGGTGCGGGCCCCGTCGCCGAGGTCGCAGGTCAGCGACCCGCTGGACCCGTTCACCTTGTCGTTGGCCAGCACCGTCCACATGTCCTTGAGCATCACGTCGTAGAACTCGCCCGCGACGGTCAGGTGCACCCCGGCCTGCTGGAGCATCTGCTGCTGGCCCTGCAACCCGCCGTGGTACGCGGCCAGCGCCTCGACCGCCTCCCCGTCGTGCTGGACCACGAGGGTGTCCTCGACCCGCTTGGCGACGACCAACTTGGCCCGCGACATGACGTTGCCGACCCAGTTGGCCACGAACCGCAGTTCGGCCACCCGGTCGTAGAACTGCCACGCCTCGGCCTGCCACGCTTGGGCCTTGCCGACAGCGTTGCGCTGCACCGGCGGCATCCGCAGGGCGCTGGCGATCAGTGAGTTGTGCTCCGGCACCGGGGCGGGTCGGGTGCGGGTACGGGCCATGTCATGCCTCCGGTGGGATGTCGCGGACATTCAGCATGGCTGCGAGGTACGCGACCGCCAGCCAGCCATGGAACAGCCACCATGACCAGTGCAAGTCAGAGAGAACCGCCCACGCGATCGACGCGGCGGTGAAGTAGGGGGCCACGCAGAACGGGCACTCGATGAGGGTGACCCATGAGGACTGCCCCCATGCCCGGTCCCAGATGCGGCGGAACCACAGCATCGGCGGCCAGTCGTCGTCCACGACCAAGCGGGTGAGCCGGGCGACGCCGAGGGTGCCGACCACGACAGCGGCCAGCAGCGTCGGCCAGTCAACGCCCCACATCGAACCTCCCGCGAGGAGTATGGCAGTCGGACCTCACGCGGCACCGCCTTTGATGACCCGCAGCCGCCCGTCCGCGTCGCGCTTGAGGTTCGTCGGACTGCTGATCCCCGCCGGGAGCAGGCCCTTGGCCAGATGCGTGACCGCGTACACGAGGGCGTCCACCCGGTCGGGGGAGTCGGTGTCCTCGTAGGGCACCCACTCGGTCATCTGCGACTCAAGGTCCGGCAGCCCGTCGTGCGGGTGGTGCACCAACTTCCGCTCGTACTGCCCGACGACGGGCTCCGCGCGCAACGCCTTGCCGCGCTTGGCGTTGACCTCCTGAATCCGGGGGAACGAGTCAGCGGCCCGCAGGTTGGAGGTGACCATCTCGCCGCCGAAGTTCGTCTCGGCGATCACCGCGTCGGCGCTGAACTCGTCGTGCGCGGCCATCACCGCCCGCGCCCACCCGTTCGGCGAGTAGTGCCCGGACCGGTCGGCCAGCACGTAGAAGTGGTCCCCGGACCGGCCCACGACCACGATGCCCGTCTCGTCGTTCTTCTTCTTCTTCGACCCGGCGGGGTCCACCGCGACGACGATCCGGTCCATGTGCTCCGGCGGGTCGGTGAACCGCAGCGACTCGATCATGTCCCAGTTCCACAGGGCGCCCTCGACATCCTCCAGCACCTCGGCGTTCAACTCCTGACGGCCCAGCCGGGTGCCCTCGTACTTGGGGATGATGATGTCCCGGTACACCGCCGACAGGTTGGCGAGGTTGTCGTAGGTGGAGGCCACCGACATCCGGGTGGTCGGGTCCTTCATCAGGGCCTTGAGCCACGGGCGCGGCTTGGGGGTGGTGGTGACCACGATCCGGGGCTTGGCCCCCAACCGCAGCCCGAACAGCAGGTTGTCCCACACCTGCTGGACGAGCGCCCAGTGCGCGGCCTCGTCGCACCACGCCCAGTAGTGCTCCGGGCCACGCAGCCGGTCGGGTTCCTCGGCGCTGAACAGGGTGGCCACGGCCCCGTTGTGGAAGGTGACCCGGCGCTTCGACGGTTCGTGGACTGGTTTCTTGCCCGGCGGGTACACGTTGAGGATGCCGGACTCGCCCTCCAGCATGATGTCGCGCACGTCGGCGCCGGTGGCCCCGATGAGGGCGATCCGGGGCACCTTCTCCACGACGCGGTGGGTCATCTCGGTGCCGGTGCGGGTCTTGCCGGAGCCGCGCCCGGACTTGAGCAGCCAGACCAGCCAGTCGGCGTCGGTGGGGGGGCGCTGGTCGGCGCGGGCGTGGTTCCACTCCCACTTGTCGTGCGGCATCCCGTTGCAGGCGGGGTCGTGGCAGTAGAACGGGCGCCAGTTGTCGTTCTGGGCGGCGCGCAGCGCTTCCAGCGCCTTCTCCTGCGCGGCGGGGGTCCAGCGCTTGAACGCCTCCGGGTCGATGGTGGTCATGTGCGCAGCGCCCGGGCCCGGTTCCCACGCGGCTTGCTGTACCGGGTCAGGTTCTCCCGCAAGTCCTCCGGCGCACACCCGGCGCGGGCGGCGAGGTCGGCCAGCACCGTGTTCCTGATGTACTCGCTGGGGTGCACCCCGTCGGCGGCTGCCGCCTTGGCCACCTCGCGGGCGGCGACCACCCCGAAGGTGACGTAGCAGTTCCACCGGTCGGGGGTGGACTCGCGGGCGACGACGGCGGGCGGGCCCCCGGCGGTGGTGGTGCGCCAGTCCCGGGCTTCCCGGGCGCGGTCGGCGTCGGTGGCCAGCATCCGGCCCGCCTCCTTGTCGGCGTCCACGATCTCGGGCGGGTCACGCCTCAATGGCGAGGACATCGGCCTCCTCCACGTCGATGACCGATGACGACTTGGACAGCATCTCGGCGACCCATGTCTCGATCTCGGTGGTGGTGGGGGTGTAGACGATGACCTCGGTGGGCATGTCGAGGCCGAGGAGCCGGGCGTGCCGATCGACCATGCTGAGGGCGACGCGGGCGGCGGGCAGGTGTTCGGGGTCGTGCGGGTTGGTGGCCTTGGCCCACACCCCGCGCAGCAGGCGTTCGATGCGGGCGGCTTCCTCGGCGCGCAGCGCGATCCGCTCGGAGGCGTCCACGTCGCGGGCGGCGAGTTCGTTGCACACGAGGTCCCGTGCCTCGGCGGCGTCGGCGAGGGCCAACGTGTCGGCGATCTCGGCGTAGGAGGCCCCGGCGAGGCGCAGGGCCAGCCCGGCGCGTCCGGGGGCTTGGGTCACGGCGCGGCGCTTGCGGGGCATGTCAGTCTCCGAGGGTGAAGCCGCAGTTGGGGCAGCGCGGCGGTTCGATGTCGGTGACCCCGAAGCCGTGACCGGGGTCCTCGATGGAGTTCAGCAGGGCGGCGAGGTCGTCGTTGTCGTAGCCGGTGCCGATCAGCCCGGCTTCGCTGTCGAGGTCGCGCAGCAGCCGGGCGAGCAGCCCGTCGTCGTAGTTGCCGAGGTCGGCGGTGCGGTTGTCGGCGAGCAGGATGCGGGTGGCCTCGGTGGATGCGGGGTGGATCGGCAGCCGCACGATGTCGCACTGCTCCCGCCCCAGTTCGCCCAGCGCGAGCCACAGGTGGTGCCCGGCGAGGATGGTGCCGTCGCGGGCGACGATGACGGGCCGGTACACCCCGTTGGCGAGGATGGATTCCTTGATGGCTTCGATGTCACCGTTGCGCGGGTTGGATGGGTGCTGGGTGAGGCTGTCCCAGTCCACCCGTTCGACGGTGAGGTCAGGCAGCGTCGTCACGGCGTCCTCCCCGGCTCGGTTGGAGCCTGCTGGTGTCGATCATGGCCCGCGCGGCCCAGAGCAGCCAGTCGTTGATGGTCATGCCGCGCCGGTCGGCTTCATCCTCCATCATGCGGGCGAGGTTGGCCGGTACCCGGGTGGTGAATCGGGTGCGGACACCCTTGGATGGTCGTCCCATGGGCTCACGGTAGCGGTTTCGGGCCCCATTTCCCACGGTGGGAACCCTCCACGACACGCCAGAGCCCCCCGGAGGCTACTCACAGGGGGCTCTGGTACGGTGTCGTTGCGGCGACAGGAGAGAGGCTACCAGATGGACTCGATCGGCACCCCAGAGGGCCGGTCCTTCGCGCGCACTGAGGCTGCCCGCACCTGACGCGGCGGGGGAGCCAGCGCAGCCCGGTGCGCGAGCGACGATCCCAGACACAATCCCGGGGCCGGGGCCACGGAGGTCCGGTCTAACCCGCGTCAGAGGCGGCACAGCCCGCTGTGGGAGATGGGCTCCCCACGAGGTCACCGAGACAACACGCAGGTGACCCGCAGGACTCGGAGTGAGAGTCGGCACGCAGCACGGACGAATGCGCGCAAGGGTGGCGAACGCTGGCACCAGTCTGACTTGGGAGCCTGTCACCGAGAGTCCGAGACGAGGGTGACGCGCCAGCGTCGTGACGCACGCCTCTGGGTGTCCAACCCAGTGAGATCAGTCCGTCCAGTCCGGTATCTGCGCCGGAAACGGGGTGGAAATCTCACATATTCCACGGGACACCAGTGCATAGGGGTGCTCCGCGCCGATCACGCTCCGTGACCGTGCCCCCACCCGGGGTTCGTACAGGTGTTCGGGTTGAGCACGTTTCCCACGGTGGGAATGTCACTCACTGTGCCGGATTAGGTGCCTAGGTGCCGCAACCCGTAGTGTTCTCGTCGTGGGGCACCGTGCCCCGGACAGGACAGCCGCCGGACGACCGGCCCGCATCGGACGCGGGTCGCAGGTGGGATGACAAACTCAACAATGGAACGCACCGCGAGGCGGGCAACGCACGGGCATGAGGGGTCGCTCCCTCTACTTTGAACCGTGCGACCCGCGTGGGAGGACAGGACCGTGCCCCGGATAGCCAATGGGGGCCATGAGTGTCGGCGGGTTAGTCGTGGGTCCTACCTGATCGGGACCGATGCGCACCTAGGGATTCTAGGGTTGCGTGGGATCAGGCGGTTGCATCACCTAGCGCAAGTCTGCGAGCGGATGCCGGAACACGTGTTAGGGACCTAGCGGGCCCTATGCGATGGAACGGATACGCACCTAGCGGGCGACCACGGGACCGGCCCAACCCCCGGACCGTGCGAGCGGACATTCCCACCGTGGGAACCGCGCAACGATGGGATGCAAGCACATAGTGCCGATAGCCTCTAGTGGCCTAGGTCAGGGCAACCTAACCTAGGCGCGCTATGGACGATCGGATATCGCCCAACCTCCCGTTTCCCACCGTGGGATTCGGGTCCGCCAGAATCACAAGGAGAATCACAATGAACACCATCACCATTACCGCCGATGAGCGCAAGTCTGCCCAGTACGCCATCGACATGCTGACGAAAGCCGCCAGCACCGAGGACGACATCGCTACGGGCATCGGAGTCCTGCGGGACAAGATCGCAGAGGGTGCGACGATCGCCATTCTGTCCAGCCTGACCGGTCGCAGCGACTCGGCCATCGGACGTGTCCGCACCGTGGTCACGCTCTCGACCCTGCTCGACTCGGACCTGCCCGGAGCCGGAATCCTCCGGGCCAACAGCGCGGTCAACGCTGCGAACAAGGTCAAGGGCCTGAACCTGACCAAGAAGCACGTCAACGTGTGGGTCAAGGACGGGCGCCGGTTCGGCTCATGGAACGCCATCGCCGACGCCATCGAGGCTCTGGTCAAGGGCGCCACCACCGAGGCCGACGACAAGAAGAAGCAATCCGACAAGACCGAGACAGAGCGGTTCGCCGACCTGCTCGCCGCCGTGTCCGCCCACGCCCGGAAGTTCGACCTGTCCGAGCACGACGTGGCCACCCGGATCTTCGATCACTTCGACAAGTCCGCTGCCGAGGTCGCCGATGAGGCCGCCGACGCCGCCGAGTTGGCCTCCTGACCTGCCCGGTTGCTCGTGGTGCGGGCCCGGTTTCCCACCGTGGGAATCGGGCCCTGCGCCATGTCCACCCGGACATCCTGACGCTCTCTGGAAGGAGCACGCAATGCCCGCACCAACCACCGTCCCGCCCTGTGAGTGGGAGCACGAGATCGACGGCGAGGCCGAAGAATGCCCCGCCTGCCACCAGCACACGTCCGCCTGCGGCTGGCAATGGGGAGCCTCCTGCGAACACCCGGCGTGTGCCGCATGACCAACCTCCACGTTCCCACCGTGGGAATCG